ATTAAGCGTCAATTCTGCGCTTTTAGTTAGCCCATGCATCTTTCGTCCATCTCCGTAAAGCTTGGCGCAGATAGAGCAATCAAATTGCAGTCGCTGCATACTCACTCCGAGTTAAGTTTTCGATAGGATTGAGATTACTTTGATCGACCCACCAAGTATCTTGACGTGGATTCTTAAATCGCTTGCGCTTAGCGAAGCTCACCGGTAGCCAGCCAGCGATGAAATACTCTGGCGACTTACCAACGACTAACACTGCTACATCGCTCTCACGGTCGGCAGGGCTAATGATGAGATTGCCGCCAACGTAGGCCGTCCACTTGACTTCGATGCCTTTGCCTACGTCGGCGTTGCGCTTGCCCTGTGATGCGCTGATGTCAAAGTCAAGCCCAAAGTAGCGCGCCACGCATAACTCGGCAGCTATGGATTCGGCATATTCGACCACGCGTTCAAAGTTGTTGAGCTTGTTGTAATACTGAACCGTGCCTAGATTGCCATCGGTTGCAAAGACGACATGGCTTGCCCTTTCGTGAATAGCCCACTCATCGGCTGCACTCATGTGCATCTTAATCACTTTGGCCTACACGCTCGGCATAGATATATCATGAGCTCTGGTGGGTCGCACTTTACATAGCCACCACCTTCTGCTCCTTCAACTTCTAGGCAGACTGTGCAAGTCTCTTGCCCTTGAATAATGTCATCAAGCTTGACCCAGCCTTGGGCTGTATGAATTTCTATATCGCCCATATTGTCACCATTCCAATCATGATGAGAATAAGCATAATTTGAATGCACACAAGAACTATCGTGACTTTTTGCTTCATGTTTGTGGCTTCCACTTACCATCGGCTCCAATGACATACCAGATTGGCGGACATTGGTTGGCTCGATTGGCCTCTTGACATTTGTAATGAGCCCAAACCTTGGTATTCTTCTCGCCTGTTTTCCAGACACGCGCGCCATGTGTGCATCGTGGAGTCGGATCTAAAGGATTTACCACTACGGCATTGGGTAGTAGAGCTTCTGCGACTCCAGGAATCACATCGCTAATTGGCTTAACTGCATTCATGCCAGTCCAAGGGTCATAATCATCGGCCGATGACTTGACGATGCTCTGATCTACTCGCTCGACTTGAGCCATGTTCTGAGCTGTCGACCGCTTATCTGCTCCCAGCACTAGACCCACTGCGCGGCCAATGGCCGATGTGACTGTATCTTCAACGAACCATTTTTTCATCTGAACGTTATAGGTTGCCACGTTACCGAATGCAAAGTCTATGCCAGATGGCTCTGCATCTTCGAACTCTCGATAGACGCGACACTCAACTAAGACGTAACCGGCCTTGATGTCGATGTCTGTGATTGATGTGTGGATCTTGCCCGTTGGGTGAGTAGCCCAGAATCGTTGAATGCGTGTTGCTACATCTTCATAATTATCTAAGAAGCTCATTGAGATTCACCCACGCTCTTAGCTGCAAAGGCTTTTGCGTCCTTTAATTTGTAAATATAATACTGATCATAAGTCCTGCTATTTTGTAGATTATTTTCTTTGGTTTCCTGTGTTGGTATTTTGGCTATTTCTTCGCGAATCAATTTGTTCAGTTTTTGGCTCATTCGCTAACTTCCCTAGATGATGCATGACGGCCAACTGCTCGGCCTCTGGCGTAGCCCTTGCGCTCGCCTTCCTTGACTCCTACTGTGTACGCGGCCACCGCCCATAAGAATCCAGCGATACCCATCATTATGATAATTGATGCTTCATTCATTTTTTGCTCCCGTGAGAGCCTTGTCTATGCTCCCAGAAGAAGAGTGACACCAATGGCTGACATTGGCAAGAATGCCTCTCGGCGTGTCTATTTCTTGAGTGCTATTTCTAGAATCAATGTGTCTAGACGTGCCTCAATGCGTGAGACTTGATCCTTAAGTGAGTTGCCACCATTGGGCTGAAGCTCTCGCATGATCGACTTCACCATGAATCTCATCGACGAATAGATGGCAGTGAGCACCGCAATAACAAGCCCACCCACCGCCGTCCATTCGCCTACGCTCACTTCTGGCGGCCGAAGTTAATGTCGTTCGGATTAGCCCATCTTGCTAGGACAGGCACGATGCCAGCCACTAGCCCCATCGCTAAAGCTTTTGGATCCTGATTGCCGCTTAAATAGACGGCTAAAGCTCCTGCAACTGAACTTCTAACCCATGATGCCGCGATTGCCTTGAATTGTGTCATTTCTTTTTCTCCTTTTTCGGCTTTGCCTGTGGAAGTGGCTCGACCACTGGATAGTCTCCTGCATAAGTAACCAGTCGAGCGCGAGCGAAACCCACTATCTCCTTGCCAATATAGCGACGCTTAAGCATCACCATGCCGCCGTTGCGCTGATCTCCATCGCCAGACGTGTTGCCTTCAATGCAAAGGACGCTTGATGAGCCAACCTTAACCACTATGCCTATATGTGAAATTCGATCAATGCCATCGTGTGGAAAGTCCATGAAGCATAAGTCGTCAAGTGCTGGAGCAGATTCAAAGAATCGGCCGAGCTCTTTCATCTTATGTGCACCGGCAGCCGTTGAGACCATCGATGGAATCTTTACGCTAGCTTGATCAAAGCACCAATTTACGAATGATCCACACCACGGCAGACCATCGGCCTTTGTGAATTTGCCGTACTTCGTCAGATTATTGCCAGTCTCTACTGTGCCAATTTCGCCCAGTGCAACTTCAATAATTTTGGCAACAGTGCCGTCTGGATACATTTACAATCCCAACGCCTTTAGATCATCGGCAGTAAGACCAAGTCCTTCCAGTTTAGCCGTTGCGCTTGCTTTGTCGGCCTCTAGTTGCGCTTCTGCTTGGGCTTGTTGTGCTTGTTGCGCTTTAATAAGATTAAATTGTGCCAATTCATCTTCGTTCATTTCGCGTTGAATTGTTTGACCAGTTTCGCAGTTTGTGACTGTAATTAGGTGGCTCATTATTTGACTCCGTATAAATAGACATTACCTTGCGCGGTCGGTGTACCGCCCCAAGTTATTTTTGCACTTGTGATTGCTGCTATTGCTCCCACGCCACCAGCAGCAAAAGTTGTGCCGTTGCCACCATAACCATTTGCTGAACAATTTTTAGCCATTGTGGCCGATGTGTAATTGGGTATGCGTACAACAACTGATCCACTGCCTGAACCCGCCACGAATCTTAGCGCACTTGCTATCTGTATGCTACCGGTTGATGTAGTCACGGTTACTGTATTAGCGTTAGCACCCTGCATAAATACACTACTGTAAAGAGTTGTGCCATTGTTAAAAGTTAAAGCTTGGTTAGCACCTGAGTTTTCAAACGCGCCATCTACAACTATTACTAATTCGTTAAAAGTTTGCGGGATTGAAGTTAAATCTACTGAAGCCGTTGCAGTTATTGCAGTTGTAGAAATCAAAGTCATTCCGCCACTACTTGCCGCCGTCCACGCTGGAACGCCTGAAACTACTGTAAGAACTTGCGATGTTGATCCGATTCCAAGACGTGTATTGACATTAGCCGTTGCAGATGCATAAAAAAGATCACCGGCCGTCGTTCCCGGCTGTAATGCTTTTAGTCGTGTGTCCACGCCCTGCAACGCAACGTCAAAGTCGGCTGGGAGATCCGTAACCAAATCAGTTGCTGTAGGTAATATAAAACCATAGTTTGTTGTTGGATTTGCGATGAGACTTTCCTTTCCTTAGGAGACTATTGTGGCATATTCCCACTCTAAAGTCGGCGACACGGTATTCCACTGCTCTACTATTGGCACATCATTCCACTGCATGGCTTGCAGTGAGTAGGCCAGTGGCGACATTAAAAGCGTGACCGATAGCTCGTTAAAAGATGCGCGAAATGTCCAGCCTTCGACGAAGCCTTGAAAGACTCCAGCAGACATATTAGACGGCAGGTCATTGAGTGCTATGGGCTGACCCATAAATATATTAATCAGAGCATTTCGATCGGCATTGTCAAGCTCTGGATTGGTGAGCGCGTAGGTAATTGAGTCAAAGATTGGTTGTGGATAAGCGCGAAGGGCTAGATAGAAAGCGGCTTGAGATGTCGCATCGGCTGAATGTTTAATCGTGGTTGTGATGATTTGTGCCAAGTCGCCATAAAAACCAATGGATGCTTCATCGGTATCAGAGACTTCACTGGCCGAGTTTGTGCCAAACTTTATAGTCAAGTTATTTCGGACATCTCCTGCGCGTGTCTTAATGGTGATGCCTTGACCTAAAGCTTGATTGGCTGTTAGATCTGTGTATCCGTAGGTCGAAAGATAAACCGTCCGATGCAAAGAATCACCATAGGAAATTAGGCCTTGAGCATCTTCGTAAAGGTAGCCAAGTCCAGATGTGGCTAAAGCTGCCACAATGTCATAGACCACTGCGCGATTAGATGCCCTTTGTGCCAGCTCATAATTGCCCGGAGTGTCGATTTCGCCAAGGCCAGTATTCTCGGCATCTTGCCATTGAGTTGTCGGATCATAGGTATTCCACTGGAGCGCCGCTGGGACTTGTTGCCACTGTGCAAAAAGCACTTCGCGCAGGATTGTCTCTATCTGATTGCCATCAAAGTCCTGTGCTAAGACTCCATCTGTGAGCGCCTTCTGGAGCCTTGCAAGGGCTCCTAGAGCCGTCATGGTGACTTCCTGAGTGTAAGCACTAGAGCCGACCTGAGAGACGCTGACCGAGATGTCTACGACGGAGCCGCCAAAAATTGGCACATAGACTGCCGATGTGTCCTGAACTTCAATTGATAGCGAATTGTTGATTTCATACGGCAGGGCAGCCTGACCGAAGATGATCAAAGTGATTGAGCAATAGCCAGCTTGTGCCTGTGTGTAGATATTTGTGCGTCCTGACGTAATTGTCAGATTGGCGATGACTGAATCAGTGACATCAGTGCCATCAATTTTAACGCGCCAAACTGGAGCCCATTGAGTCATTAAATTGCCTGAAGTTGGCCAGCGCCGCCTGTGCCTCGATAGAACGAATCGTTAAGTGTGTTCACTATTGTCCGAGCTGTGCCTTCTGAGTCGATTGCCCCGTTGACTGTCACGTTGATAGTCGATCCTGATGCTAACTCTGCGCGGCGTATTGCTGCCGATTGAGTTAAAGCTGTTGAGAAGCTTGTGCCACCTGCACTTGCTGCCCCTGACATGGCTGCCATTAAACCGCCACCACCGCCGCCGCCACCGCCAGAGCCTGATCCACTGCCACTAGATACTGATGGCACTAATACTTTGGGAACGGCAGTGGTTGCGCCAACGCTTGGAACCGAGACGCTTGGAACGTTAATTGATGGAGCTGAAATAAGCCCGACATTAGGCAAGAATGGAATTGAGTTATACACGCGGATTAGTGCATTGATTCCTGCAACTGCTCCGGCTATTAAAGTGTTGAGGCCGCCTACGACTGCTCCGATAACATTGATAACACCACCAGCAATCTCTGCAACAACCTTAAACGCACCGCCAAGCACATTGACCAGAACTGGCACAACATACTTTTGAATAAATGCAATAAATGTGGCAAACTCTTCTTTGTTGGCCGCTATCGCGTTAGTAATTGGCTTAAAAAAATCTGCAAACTTGCCAAGGGCTGGCACGACTTCATTGACGACGAACTCAACAAGCTTTTGTATAATTGGCAACAGCTGTGCACCAACTGATTCCTTGGCTTCATCAAAGGTCACTTTTAGAATCTGCAAGCGTCCAGCGAATGTCTCTGCGTTGGCTGCTGCTGCGCCACCAAATAGCTCCGAGAGCTTGCCTTGCACTTCTGTAAATGTCATTGTTTTTAATTCGGCGGCAGATAATCCGATGCCTAACTTGCCAAGGGCTGCCGTGTTGCCGTCGTATGCCTTGCCTAGAGAGTTAGCAACGGCATCAAGTCCTTTGCCTGTGGCCTGTGATATGTCGAGCGCAAGAGTCAGAAGATCCTGAGCCTTTGTAACGTCGTTAGTCGATAGCGAAAGTCTCTGCAAAGCTGGACGCAATTTATCATCTGCGACACCAGTGGCCAGAGATTGCTTGAGAATCTGCTGCTCAACCGACTTAATCATGTCATCTGTTGCGCCAGTTGCATTCCTGAGAGCCGTAGCCAGTCTTACTTGCGCCGCTTCATCTTCTATTGCAGCCTTGACTCCATCGACTGCAAGCTTGATTGCGTAGGCTCCGGCGGCTGCTGCCGCTGCTGCGAATGCCAGCCCTGCCTTCTTGCTAAACTCGCCTAGCTTGCTTGATGAATCTTCAACGTCG